TCTGTTAGTATTTTAAATTGCCACTTTCTGTCATCACAAAATTCTTTAGCCATTTCAAACTTTGCTTCATTCACTTTCCACGTCTTCATTGCTCTTGCATAGCGATATTTCGACTTTGCGGTCTTTCCCAGCTTTGGGGGTCCCGTCTGGGTTTTTGGTTTGACTTCTATTACCATATGATTAATCTTTCCCTTCTCTCCTTTTACTTCAATCCAGAAATCAGGAAAGTATCGATGAACTTTCCCATCGACGGGACTGACATATGGGATGACAAGTTCTTCACTATTCCATTTCACTACATTAGGATTAGTATCAGCATATACCATAAAGCGTCTTTCCCAAGACGATCGGTATACTACGTTATCAACTGCCCCTACGTATTTTGAGCGATTCTTTACTTTATATTTTCCCTTATAAGCCATCTCAACTATTTATATAAATACTTCAAAGGACTTATTATCACATAGAGAAGGTAAAATGGCAGTAAAAAAAGGACGAAGCGGTCCAAATATTGGTTCTCACGGAACAGCAATATCAGTATCGGATGTCAGTAGTAGTCTATCGCACGACGGAGATAGTTCATTCACGTTTAAGCCTGATCCATCAGATACTACTAAGGCGTCCAATGGCGCCAAAATATTTAAATTTCCTTTAGATGATGTATCCGCAGGGAATTTTTGGACAAGATTAATAATCAATACTTGGGTACCTACTACTCGTGAACATTCAGGCATAAAAGGACAAGGCAGTGGCCTGGATAAAGACTCTATTGCTAATATTTGGCTCCCTATGCCTTTAACTCTATCTACTTCCTATAACCAGAATTATACAGAAGCAGAAAATATGCTTGTAACGGAAGGAACTGCTGATATTGGCGCCGGTGGCGGAAATGCTACAGATACGGCCGCCGCAACAGGCGCAGGCATAATCAAACAAATGGTAAATGAAGTGCAAAGTGGTCTGAGCGATTTGACCAACGTAAATAGTTCTGGTAAAATGGCAAAGGGTTCAATACAAAATAATAAGATGGGATTAGTGTATGATGGTGCTTCTTTAAGATCACACACTTTAGGTTGGAGAATGATTCCTAAAGATAGAGAAGAACAAAAAGCAATAGAAACTGTTTGTTTTGCTTTTAAAAAATTCGCATCTCCTGTAGTTAAAGGACCTCTTGGCGGCGATACAACTATTCATAATTCTGCCAAAGCCCATCAACTCGCAGTTGATGCCATAGAGAAGGCGGGAGAAGGCGGAAAAGTAGCAAGTGCTACATCCCTCCTTGAAGACATTGAAGATTCTCTGGCAAGTATAGGACGCCTAGGTATACCTGTAACAGTCAATGTAGAATTCTGGTTTGGAGCGGAACGCAATATGCATTTATTTCAAATAAAAGATTCTTTTATCCAATCAGTAGAGGTTAATTACACGCCAACCGGAACGTGGAATGCTTATGAAGATGGTGCTCCAATTGAAACTCAATTAAATGTAGTTCTTAAAGAAAATGCAATCATTACTCAAAGTGATATTCAACAGTCAGGAGGGTTCTAATGCCGAAATATACAAAAATACTTCCTCAACTGACTTATAATGGAGTAAGTATAACTGATATTACACATAGATTAGATATGCTCAAAACAGTTGAAAAATATGCAACTATGTATTATTCAGTAACAATATCCGAAGACTCTACACCCGAAAAGGTAGCAGAACAATACTATGGAACTCAAGACTATTGGTGGATTGTATGTGCAATAAACAAAATAATTGATCCATTTTATGATTGGGTGCAAAGAGAACCGGAAGTCTATGCTTATGTGAACAAAATTTATGACGACCAAGATGAAATTCACCATTGGGAAGATTCGGAATTTATTCAATATCCGACAAACAGTCTGGAAGAGGACAGAGTACCTGTTACTAATTTAGAATGGGAACTACATTTAAACGATAAAAAAAGACATATTATGTTACTCAAGCCAAGCCACGTACCGAAGATAGCAGATGAATTTACGAAATGGATGAAAAATACTAAACAACAATTTCAGGAATAGACTATATTATGGCTGAAGAACTTGCTCCCAGTTTTGAGACATTAGATCCTCACACTATTTCTGAATGGAATTGTGAGTTCACTAACTACAAAGGTGATAGCGCGGAACTGAGTGGTATCATCACGCAAATGAGTATCTACGAGTCGATATACAATAATTGTATGTTCGGCAATATAATGATACAAGATGGAACTGGTTATGTCGAAGCTAATGGTATTGTCGGCTCTGGTCTAGAAAAATTTCATTTTGAGATACTTACACCGAATACGGCTTCAGAGAAAACTTCCAATCTCGAAAAGGAGTTCAAAATTGATTCTATAAGCGGTGGAGTAAAGAATCCAAAATTTACCCAATATACTATAGGAATATCATCTCCTTATCTCTTTATAAACAACCAAAAACTAATAAGTCGTTCATTTTTGAAAATGACGGCATCAGAGATAGCAGAATATGTAGGTATGAATATTATGGAATTTGGGTCAAATGGTGTATGGACAGACTTCACGGTATCTCCTTCTCTTCACGAAAAGAATATGGTGGTACCGAATTGGAATCCTTTTCAGTTGTTGAATTTTCTTGCTAGAAACTCCGTATCCGCTGATGGAGCGTCCAATTACTTGTTCTTTGAGAACAATGATGGCTTCAAGTTCGTGACTGTAGACGAACTAAAAGACGGAGACATAATGAGAGCATTCACTTTAAAAAATATGCCAATGAAAATTGGCGAGGATGGGGGCGGTTTCACAATTGATGGTTCAATGATGGAGAAATATTCAGAACAAACTAGATTTGATATATCTGGCGGACAGGTAACTGGTCGATATGGTGCATCTATATTGACACATAATATCCTTGAAAAGTCGTTAGCGAGTTATGAGGTTGAGTACGATGGTGAGAAAGATCCTATAATGGCAGAGGGTATTGGTCTCAATGGTCCTAAAGATTCCCCTTACGCAGATTACAATGTATGGCAACGTAATGGGTTTATGAGTGCAAATGGGCTTTATGCTATCCACGATAAAGGAGAAAAGAGTCATTATCCTCATTACGATATGAAGAAAACTGAAATGAATGCGAATACCATTAAATTTGATGTCCCCGGCGATTCAAATTGCTGGGCTGGTGATGTCGTAATGCTCCGGATACCGACTCATATTCACTCTCACGATGTACCTGAGGATCAGTATATGACAGGGAAATGGTTGGTTACTGCTATTCATCATAAGATTAATACCGCTGGATATACAATGACAATAGAGTGTATGAAAGATGGATTCTTTGGGGATCCAGACAAAGTAATCGAAGAACGTTCTTAAAATTAAAGGAGATTAGAGATTATGCAATTTATGGGATTTGATGGTTTCATTTGGTTTATGGGTGTCGTAGAAGATAGACGAGATCCAATGAGACTAGGAAGATGCAAAGTACGAATAGCTGGTCTGCATACAGAGAAACAAGAATTGGGAATTGACGAAGGAATTCCGACCACAGACCTACCCTGGGCTCATCCGATGCAACCAATTACGTCCGCCGCTATGAATGGAATCGGTACTACTCCGCTAGGGCCTGTAGAAGGTACGTGGGTAGTAGGATTCTTCAGGGATGGAGAAGCCTGTCAAGAGCCTATTATGATGGGAACGCTAGGGGGATATCCTACTAAGCCGCCAGCTAAGACTGGTTTCAACGATCCAAATGCGGTCTATCCTAAAGCCACCCATTTGAACGAACCCGATACGCATAGACGAGCATACAAGGATTTCGAAGGACCTCCTGATGTGGGAGGGGGAGATGCTAAAGCAACGGACCTCCCAATGGATAATTACAAAGCCGTTTATCCATTTAATCACGTAAGAGCATCCGAATCAGGTCACGTAGAAGAATGGGACGATACACCAGGTGCTGAAAGACTTATGAAATTCCACAAATCAGGTACATACGAAGAGATAGATTTTGAAGGGAATCGAACAGTAAACGTTATGATGGACAATTATCATATAGTAGCGGGAGATGAGAACATTACGATCACCGGGGATGCTAACCTTAAGATAGATGGTGATCTCAATTTAGAAGCAGGTGGAGACCTCAATCTAGTAGGAGGGGGTGACCTCAACATAGAAGCAGGTGGCGCAGTCAATATCGACGGACTCGATGATGTTACAATCACCTCTGCCAAGGGTGTGACCACAGAGGCTGGTACCCTGAATTGGGTAAAAGGGGCTGGTTTGAAGCTCAATTAACCGGAAACCGTCGGTAAAACCGCGTTTTTCACGAGAAAAAAAAAGAAAACAACCACTGAGAAAAGAAAAAAATGAATCCAAGTAGCATAATATCAGGCTCACAGGGAACAGGAACGTTTGCAAACGCTGGCGATGCGATGGGTAACGTCGGTGGGATGATGGAATCGCCTTCTTCGCCCAAAGCAAAGAAGATGAAGAGCGACGGCAAATCCCTGGATATCACTGGTGAAGAGGGTATCAATGAGGTCGCAGTCAAAGCGGCTTATCCTGGGTCTGACGGTGAAGAGATATGGGATACGCTCCAAGAGGTTCAGGGTGTCTCTGATGCGTTTACTTCCTGTGGGGACTTTCTGCAAGAAGCCTTTCTCTCTGCTACACGAGACTTCATACGGAACTCTGGTATACAGCAGGCTGGACGGGAATTAACTAAAGCATTAGGGCAATTTGATGAAGCCCTTGAGTGTGCCTCTGGATTCGCTACCTTGCTTGAATCTGAGGGAGCGATTGATGATGCCAATGGAGCAGGAGATCTACCACAGCTTAACAAACGATCTAAGAATCTAATTAAGGGTATCACCAATGCTTCAAGTGCATCTAATCTACTAGCAGAGTGTGATACAATACGAGGTCTTACGTCCGATTTTAATAATATGTGTTCCGAGTTGATGGGAAAGATTAATGATCTTATTGGAGAAGACCTTGCCGCCCTTGCAAACGTACTGAATAAACTCGCTCAATGGGCCGCATTTGCTAAGTTAGCCACTTCCGACCCCTGTGCATTAGTCAACTCTAATCGAATGTTAGAGAATGTAACGGGTCCAGTGATGCAAGACATTATGACGTTATATAAATCGGCTACTGGACAAAGCGAGGTGCCCACAGAGCCGGAAAGTCCTCTTGGAGCAGAGTTAGCGAAACCACTTGGAACAGTTGTAGATGTACCTAAACATAAGCAGGCTCCTATGTCAGGTCAAGCTACTCCAGCTCAAATTTCAGCGGCTCAACCAAAAGGTGTAGAGGTAGTTGAGCAACAACAAGCGGCTTCCCCTACAGGAGGATATGATTCGACACCTCCTGAATACGTTAATGGAGTAGGTTGGGTATCTCCTAATGATGAAGAGTTCCCTTCAGAAGATCCATACGGAAATCCTATTGAAAAGAAGAGTGATTTTACAAAAGGTGTAGAGAAGGGTGAGACTCCATTCTCCGATAAAAACGAAAAATTTACTGCCAATGTAAAGGACGTAGAATACAAGGCAGTAGCAGAAGATAAGACTAAAGTTGCGAAAGTCCATAAAGTGGGATGGTGTACAGGTGGCTCCGCTGCCGCTGGTGCTAATAGAAATGAAGATGGATGTAAAGCGACTGAAGGAGAATGGCACGAAAAGGAGATGACTGATAATGAAGTCAAGATGGCTGGATCCGTAGAGGCCGCAATGGGTCCTGTAGCTAAGACTCTAGAAGATACATTTCCAGAATACAAAGAAGGTATTCCACCATCTAGCCCTTCTTCAGCATTAAAGAATAAGCAGAAGCCTGTAATCACACCTAAGGCTCGTGATGTTCCAGCTCAGTCGGCTTCACCTGGCGGTAGAGCCATTGTTGTAACTAAAGAGCGTGATCCTCTTGAAGAAACAGGATCATATTACGGTACGTGGGGTTATCCAAGTATGACTTCTCCACTTAATCCTGCAATGACAGATTCTATATTATCTAAACAGGATGGCTCAACGCCTCAATCTAGTCCCGATCCAAATGATCCAAAACCTTTTGATGTAGCAACAGTACAGACCTCTAGTGGTTTAGGTATATTACCAGGGACTTTCCGAATTAGTCCTGGTGCCGCCTCGCTTCCTCCTGATACATCAGCACAAAAATCTAATATTGGAGGAGATATATCTGAATATGATCTATCTAGAGAAATAGTGGAATTAGCAATGAAAACGGGTAATTGGGAGCAAGTAGAGACCTGTGCGTGTCAACCTACAGAATCGGTTGCAGATGCAAAAGAGGTCGGAGCTTGTGATTTCACAGGCTTAAAATATCCGGATGGATATAAATTAGTTGATCCATCCAATTATACTGATACATTAATTGCTAAAGTAGACGCCGCCGAAGCATCGGGTTCAGAAGAATATATCGTAGTAGATGATCAAATTTATCAATCTGCTGAAGTAGTAGTAATGGCTACATATGGAGCTTCCTTAGTAGATCCCTTTGAGCCCGGTAAAGAAACCTGTCAAAAATATTCAGGTAAATGGTACGTTATTACAGCGGCCGTAAAAGGGATGACTGGAGGAAGTCAGCGAGCAGATATAACCAACGCTAAGTCTAAAGCAGTATGCGAAGATGCTAATGGAGAATGGATATGTAAAAAAGGTAGAGCAGGATCTACCGGTGGGAACGCGGCAATAGAGTCGTATGGGAAATTCACCAATAAGAAGAATATAAACACCAAGTCAAAATTGCCCACGACTAAGGCCTTTGACACCGATAAATTGCCGTCGCTAAATTTTAGTGCTATCAAATAGGGCAAATAAAGTACAGCGGAATTACCGCCATACAGTTTTATAGGACAATATATTCCGGGAAAAAATATGGAAATTCAAAAAAGGAGAAATGGCTTATGCCAGGAGTAGTAAGACTAGGAGATATGTGTAGTGGACACGGATGTTTTCCGACACGAACAAATATGAGTGCATCGTGGGATGTACTGATAGATGGACTGCCTGTTGTCAGAGTAGGGGATTTATGGGAAGATCACGGATGTTCTGTTTGTGCGCCACACGGTGCTATACAGGCTAGTGGTTCTCCAAATGTTCTAATAAATGGAATACCCGTAGCGAGAATAGGAGATTCTCTCTCGTGCGGATCAACAAATCTTTCTGGCTCAGGAACTACAATCATTGACGAAAGCTGAGAAGCCAAAGTATAAATATAGAATAAGAACAACAAATCCGACAAGGAAAAAGGACAGATCCGATGCCTGCGCCGATTAAAACAGTAAGACAAAGAAAGTACAGAGATTTAGACCTCGATATGCTGGTACACCCGCTGACGAAAGATATCGTTGGGCGATCTGATGTAGATGCTATTAACGGGTCTATCATACGGATCATCAGAACACAACGAGGAGAACGAGTATTTCAGTCTGCGTTTGGTTCAACAATATATCACTCCCTTTTCGAGCCAATGGGTATAGAAACAAGAGTGATTCTAGAAGGAGCAATCGAGCAAGCAATACGAAGATTTGAGAAAAGATGTGAATTAAAAGGCGTGGTCGTGGAGGCAGATCCAGACAGGAATGGTTATGCAGTAAGTATTTATTATGTTCCTATAAATGAAGGTTCTCCTGTAGCATTAGATTTCTTTTTAAACAGATTGAGGTAGACAAAAATGGCAGTACAAACTAATCCGAAAGCATTAAATTTAAGTAATCTTGAGTTTGATGGAATTAAAAAGAATATTAAAGAGTTTATGAGCGGTCAAGATGAGTTCATAGACTTTGATTTCGAAGGCTCTGGAATGAGTGTATTGATGGACGTAATGGCCTATACTACTCACTATATGGGATTTCATACGAATATGGCTATCAATGAGTCTTTTCTTGATACCGCTACCCTTCGTAACTCTGTAGTATCTCACGCAAAAGCACTAGGATATGTTCCAAAATCAGCCAATGCCGCTGAAGCAATTGTCAAGCTAACATTTGACACTAGCGGGACTGATCCGTCTTATATTATCGTAGAAAAAGGGACACAATTCATTTCTAATATAAATGGTGTTCCTTTACCTTTCACTAATTTAAATACAGTAAATATATTTGCAGACGAAGGAGGAGAGTTCTCTGGAGAAATTAAACTATCTCAAGGATCATTAACTGCACTAGAATGGACATTTGATGCTACATCAGACACTCAAAGATTTATAATAAATGATGCTTCTTGTGACAGGGATACTATGAGTATGATAATTGCAGATTGGCCTTGGGAGAATAATCAAATACTTTCTGAACTAGATAACGAATCCGCTGTTTACTTTCTTCAAGAGGGACTAGATGGAGTTTCTGAAATTTATTTCGGTAATGGACTATTCGGACGAAGACCTACTGACGGAGCAAATATTGGAGTTGTTTATCTGAGTACGAAGGGAGATGCCGGCAACTATACATCAACTGTACAGGAACAGGCATTTGCTCTTGAATCTACTATTGCTGGAGCATACACAGCATCAACTGTTGTGGTAGATACGGTGGACATAAGTTCCCTTGGTTCTGCACAAGAAAGTACGGAAAATATTAAAAATACTGCTCCTAGAGCGTATGAGAGACAGGACAGAGCAGTTACAGCCGAAGACTATAAGACAATTCTAGTTGAAAAATATCCAAACATTGAGTCGATTGCAGTTTGGGGCGGTGAAGAAAATGACCCTCCTCAATATGGTGCTGTATTCATTTGTATTAAACCAAAGCACGGACTTGAATTATCTCCTTTGACGAAGACTCGACTAACGGATGAAATACTTTCCAAATATAATATGTTGGCTATTAACCCAATTATAACTGCTCCAGAATATACGTATATAGATGTAGAAGCAACGGTTAAATATGATCCAGTTCTAACTTCATTATCTGCGGGCCAAGTTCAGACAAAAATTATATCAGAAATTGAAGATTTTTTTGAAAGGGAACTCACACAATTCAAGGTGACATTGCGTTATTCCCGTCTTATTCAAACTATTGATAGCACCGATAATTCTATCTCTAATAACTTGACCAGTATTAAAATGTATAAAAAGTTTTTCATAGAAGCATCGAACACAGTTGGTAACTATATTTTTAGATTTGACAATGCTATTACGGCAGGTACTTCTGTATCTTCCGTATTTGGTAATACGCAAGCAAGTACCCAATTCGCACTTCTAGATGATGGTCAAGGAAACATTCTTTTGTATGATATTGCAGGTGAACAATTTTTAAATACAGAACAAGGGACTATCGATTATGAAAAAGGAATTATAGAGTTAATAGGATTTAATCCAGTTTTAGATACCAACACAGTAATTAGTCTATACGCTACACCTCAAACAAATGACATTACTGCAATTAGAAACAATTTACTTGTTCTAGAAAAGAGTAATATTTCAATGGTCAGTATTAATGCTTGATGGTGTAACTACAAATGGCACAAAAAGATAATTTTTCTAAACATCCTGCAAAGTTTCTATCAATCTTTGTAGAACGAATGGTTCCCGATTATGTTCGGGAAGACCATCCTATGTTCATCACTTTTCTCCGCAAGTATTTTGAATACTTGGAAAGGGAAACTGATGTTAATGGTGAACTAGGAGAATATACCCAGATAACAGATTTAATTCAGAATCTGGATATCGATCACGCCCTTGACAAATTCATTCCAGAGTTTGAAAAATCCTATCTTCACGGTACTCCTCATACTGCTGTTGATCCTACCGTAGAGACTACTGATAAGGCTTTTCTAGCCAAAAATATTCAACCAATATATAGGCAAAAAGGTACTACCAACGCCCTTAACTTTCTCTTCAGACGAGATTTCGATGCTAATGTTGAAACTCTATATCCAAAACAATGGATGTGGAGAGCATCTGGTTCAGTTTGGTATGAACCAGAGTGGATTACAATCTTAACTGATAAAGATACAACAGATCCAGCTTCTGAATATTATGAAGAAACAGTAAATGTACAAGTTGGCGAAACTGTAAGGGCCATTTATAATAAAAAAATTATCGGGCAAATTTCAGGTGCGACCGCTTTCGTTGATATGGATGAGGACATAACTACTTCAAATTATGAAAAATTATTGCTCACAGAAGTCAATGGTGTGTTTGTCAAAGATGAGGAAATTTGGGAAGATACAGGAACACAACTCAATGCGATTCCATATGTTGCTCAAGTTATTTCAGAAGGCATACGAACTGAAGGTGAATGTATTGTTAATGGACATCGATGGGTTGACAAATGGTTTCACGTTACTGGTCATCCTAATGAAGTACCTAAATTTCCAGAAAGACCATTAATTACCGGTTTAACGAATCTGGGAACCGCACAAATTAAAGGATATGATGTAAATTTTACAAAGATGAATCTGTCCAATGTTGATGGTACATATCAACTTGGAGAAAAAGTAGTTGCTACTCTTGCTTTTCAATATGAAACTTCATATCCAGGATCTTCTCCAACAGAATCTTTCTGTACAGTATCGGTCGATTGGCCAGTTATGGGCACATATGACAATATGATTGATTGTAATGCCGCATTACATCCTGATGGTACAGATTCAAACTCTCCATATTTTGGTGAACCTGCTTTTCTCGAATGGTTTCCAGTTCTTGAACTAACCTCAGATGTTCTAACTGTAGAAGATGCTTTTCTTATTGGTATTGATGAGTCGCCCACTACAAGGGAAGATTGTGAGGTTCTTCTTAATCCAGTTACTCAACCAGATGTAAATACTGCTGTTTGGAAAACAAATGGTTATTGGTTAGACTCTGCAGGTTTCTTGTCTTCTGACAGAAAGATGCAAGATAACGACTATTACCAAGACTTTTCATATGTTGTTAAATCTTCAGTTCCTGTCCAATCATACCGCGAAGTTCTAAAGAAACTTGTTCACCCAGTTGGACTAAAACTATTTGCTGAATTTTCATACGACTCATCAATTGGTTTGCAAGTTGCGATGCCCACCGATTATACTAAGCTACTTATTTACATTTTCGGTTATCTCGATGTTGCTATCGATATATGGGATGTAGAAAAAGAGGAGCACGGTACTCTTGGACACGCTCATACTGGATTTGAATTATATCTTGAGAAAGGATTTGATGAGTATGTTGTAGAGATATATAAGGATCTTGAGAATAGGTCTAAACTAATTGATGCTTCAACTTGGAAAGCACCAGGAGATCACTTAGGTGTAAGAATTACATCGGCAGAGCCACTGAAGATTGGTACTCGACTCACAGAAAAATTATATGAAATTGCTTGGCTAAATCAAGCTGCCTTCGGCGTACGAGATGCTTTTCCGGAAACAGTTATACTGGAATATTATCAGCATCTTATAGTTCTTCCAATTAAAGAGTTTCCGCCAAGTGTACAAGAATTAATTATTAGAGATGATGTAGATAGTGCAGTAGATGGACGAATGATTTCCTGTGAAGTTTGGGAAATGACTGTATTCAAAGCTCTTCAGAGAATTGTCGAATATGTCGAATCATTTATGCCAGAAGCAGAATATGCCCCGGAAAAATCATACGCACATTTTGAACAGCATAGAGAGGACACAATCGTTCAAAAGATTTATGGTACAACTAATGATGTTATTGATTCAGTTGAAATGCAAGCATTTGAAGAAGGGAAATTTATACACTCTCACGGACGTAAGAATGGGTTTGCTCCTCTAGTTCATACGATGGTAACTAAAGGACTTACATTACCAGAAATGACTATTAGTAGCTCCGCATTTCACGTACACGAGTTTGAGACTCCCGCTGTCGATATCCAGAATTTAATTATACACGGTAAGACGGCTACTACTGCAGGATTATCTTACACTCAAGCAAGAGATTTAGTAAACAGAGATGCTTTTGAGATTCCAAAATTAAATGCAGGTAAACACGACACGGCTTTCTTACCGGAAGCCACAAATCACGTTCACTTTTTCGAGGAAGGACAAATTGTTGATAGACAAAGAGGACGTACTGCAAATTGTCTTAGAAGACAACAAGCAAGAGACTTAATTGATGGTGTACTTACATCGGTTATCTTATATGATAATATTGGAAAACTTGATGATGATACAAACGCAATCGTTGATGGTAATGGAGTTTTTCAAGGTGGTATAATTG